GCCGGGTACATATCGTTGGTGGGCAAAGGGCTTCGATACGACGCCAGTTGCAGACGAGGGTTACACGCTGGTGACTGGCATATTTATGGTTCAGCCTGCTGGCGTGCAGGCCATCAGTTAGGAAAAACAACATGGCACGAGCATTTGGCACACGAAGCACGAGTGGCGACGGCACCGCCGTCATTGCCGCACCTGGCGCGGGTCTGCGCATTGTGATTTACGGCTGGCGTATCCAGGCGGAAGTGGACGGCGATCAGGTGGTGCTGCTTAAATCGGGCAGCACATCGCTTAAGCGCTTCTTTATGGCGACAAAAGCGCAGGGCATTGTCGAGGACTTGAGCGGCGAAAATGAGACAGATAAGCGCGTCTACTGCGGCCAAAACGAGGCTGTGTTCGTCAACCTGTCCGCGTCGCTGGCGATGAATTACGATATTGATTACTATGTGGACGGGGTATAGGCCGTGATCATCTACATCGCATCGCCCTATAGCAAACGCGCCGACAAGCAAGCCGCCGTCAATGTGCAGATTGACGCCTTTGCCGCGTTGCGCGACGCTGGACACCAGCCAATTGCACCGCTGCTATCACACTACGTTGACGAGCGCCACCCCGCCAGCTACGAACGGTGGATGCAATGGTGTTTGACAATGGTGAGCGTGTGCGATCTACTTGTGCGCTTGCCTGGTGAGTCGAAAGGCGCTGATGCGGAGATGGCAGAGGCAAGGCGGCGCGGTATCCCGGTGGTGTATGGCTTGGAGAGCGTTGGTGCGCAGATTCGGCAGGATTACACCTGGGCCGACCACCAAGCCGCCAACCAAGCGACGCTTGACGAGATAGCCGCCGCTATGGGCATGAAACGATGAGCCTGGAAACCGTCGCAGCGCTGCTACCGTTGACGCTGCTGGCGGCGGCTATTGCGTATGAGGTGAGAAGGTATACGTGGCGAAGAAGAAACAAAGCATCACCTGGACAAACGAGCGGCGCAAGCTGGCCGACCTCATCCCGTGGGAACACAACCCGCGCACGATCAAACAGAAGCAAGCCGAGCGGCTGGTCGATAGCGTGTTAGTCAATAAGCCTTAACTGCATGGCGTAGTTGCAGCGGCTAGGTGCTGATGTATGCTTGTTTATCTCAGAGGTAAGAAAGGATGCAATATCTGATTGGGTGTGCCATATTTCAATCAAGATAAAGCCGAAACTCTTGGCAAATTCGCGTTTCATCTGGTCATGCTTGACATACCATTCGTGCTTTAGCTTACTTTCAAAAAACGGGATCGGTTTACTGTGTTGGATGCCATGATACTCGACAAGAAATTGAATACCCTGATGCAAGAAGTAGAAGTCGAATTGCAACGGTCTTTTGTCTTTGCATTCTGGAAACTTCTTTTCTTGTTCATAAAAAATACCAAGCGAGTCAAGACATTTGGCTACAGATGCTTCACCTTTGGATACGCTGCACCTGGGGCAACCTACGCCGCGCTTGTGAGCATCTGGGGATTGAGTAAACTCGCCATGAGTATGGCAGACTATTGTCACCTTTTCATGCGAAGATTCGTACACTACTTTACTGTAATCGTATCGACTGCCATGTACAGATTTTGCAGCATCGATAAAGTTTTGCGTTGTATGCTTGTTGTATGGGATTTGCCCAACCTTAGCGTTCCTAGCCTTTTCCAGCGCTTGGTGGCGCTTATCCGTCATGATGTACTGAACATCGTTGAACCGGCACCGCACACATCCATGTCCAGCCAAGTGGTGATATGCAACTTGTTCAAAGTCGCCATGAACACGGCATGTAATAGTTACTTTGTCGTCAGATGTCTTGTAGCGCGTTTTCGAGTAGTCGTATTTTTCGCCGTGTACCTGACGAGACTTTTGAATAAACTGATCTGCGCTGACTTTCCAATCTCTACCTATCTTTCTGAATGCGCATTCTGGACACCCTTGTCCACAAAAGTGGTTCGTTGGAGATTTAAGGAAAACGCAGCCGCATTGCTTACAACGAATCTGGACAGGCGTGTGGGCGTTTACGTAGAGGGCATTGGCGTAATCGTACTTATTGCCGTGGATGTGGTGGCATCGGTCTATGAACTGCTCTTGGCTCATTCTAGTTTTCACTCTTGCTCCCAAAAACAAACCCTTGTCGGTATTACCGGCTGGTGTCTAGGCAGCGTGCAACAATAACCGACAAGGGTTCAGAAACAAGTATAAACCGGTATGTGTTGCAATACAAGTTTGCTGCCTAGACAGGACTATTATACCACAGGTGTAATACACCTGCAAGAATGGTGAATGATGACAAAGATTAAGAATATTGCAGACCTAAAACCTGATAAAAAGAACGCCAATAAAGGTACGCAGCGCGGGCGCGGCATGGTGGAAGCGTCATTGCGTGAAGCCGGGGCGGGGCGATCCATCGTGGTGGATAAGGATGGGCGTATAATCGCCGGCAACAAAACTTTAGAAGCGTGGGCCGACATTGCCGGTGCCGACGATGTGGTTATCGTGCCAACTGATGGTTCAAAGCTGGTAGTTGTTCAGCGCCAAGATCTTGACTTAAACGATGATACCGGCATGGCGCGCAAGTTGGCGTACTATGATAATCGCGCCGGTGAAATTGGGCTTGAATGGGATTTAGAGGAACTTTCGGCGTCAATGCAGAACGGACTGGACTTGACTGCATTCTGGCATCAAGATGAGATAGATGCATTGTTCGACGCCGTGCCTAACTTTGATCCTGTCAGCGCTAATGAGCAACCACGCCTTGACCAGAAGTCGCCGGTAACGTGTCCGCATTGCGGCGAGGAATTCACGCCCAAATGAGCAAGGTTGATTTGCGGGTTGACTTTTGCAGCCATGAGGCCGCCAAGTATGCCGTGGAGCATTGGCACTATAGCAAGTGCCTACCGTCAGGCAAGATCGCAAAAGGTGGCGTGTGGGAGAATGATAAATTTATTGGCGTCGTGCTTTTTTCATGGGGAGCCAACCGAAACATAGGTAGTCCGTATGGGTTACAGCAAACAGAAGTTTGTGAGTTGACCAGGGTTGCATTGTCTGCTCATGTATCACCCGTGAGTCAGGTTGTCACCGCTGCCATGAGGTTACTAAAGAATCAATCACCTGGGGTCAGATTGATTGTGAGTTACGCAGATCCAGGACAAGGCCATGCAGGCACAGTATACCAGGCAATGAACTGGATTTATGTCGGTATGTCAGAGCAAACAGGAGGATGCGAATATTTCATCAGTGGCAGGTGGGAGCATGTTCGGTCTTTGTGGGCAAAGCATGGCACGCGCTCAATGGATGCACTAGACAAGTTTTACCCTGGCGTACAAAAGAGACAGCAGCCAAGAAAATATAAGTATCTCTACCCTTTAGACCGTGCCATGCGCCGTCAGATTGAACCGTTGGCAAAACCGTATCCGAAACGTGCGAACGTGGGCGAAATAGAAAGCCGAGCCGATACCATCGGTTAGACGGTGGTGCAATTCCATCCGTTCGCTTATTGAGCATATAACTATGGCAGCACGAAAACGAACACCATTCCAGCGCGAGGAAGACCTTGTCCAGATCACGCGCCTATACCTGCAAGGCCGCACGCAGCGTGACATTGCCGAGGTGGTTGGCGTGTCACAGGGGCAAGTCAATCACGACTTGAAGCTGATCCAAACCCGTTGGCGTGAATCGTCCATTATGGATATGAACGAGGCAAAGCAGCGGGAGCTTGCGCGCCTGGACGAGCTAGAGCGGGAATATTGGGCTGCATGGGAGCAGTCGAAAAACGAACGCACCAGAGCGCGCCAGGAGAGCGACGGCAAGAGCAAGGACGGCAAGCCCAACGTCGTCAGGGCGACAATGGAGAAGGAGCAGCGCGACGGCAACCCCGCTTTTCTCGCTGGCGTGATGAGTTGCATCGAGCGCCGGTGCAAGTTGCTGGGGTTGGATGCGCCGGCAAAAGCAGAGTTGACCGGCAAGGATGGGGGGCCGATTAAGACGGAAGTTGCTAATAAGCCTGATCTATCCAAGTTATCCGTAGATGAGCTTTTGCAGTTGCGCTCAGTGTTGGCAAAGGCGACCGATGAACCTGCCAACCCTGGATGAAATTGACAGAGAGTTGGCGCGTAAGAGTTTGGCCGAATACATCCGTCAAGCGTGGCATGTGGTGGAACCAGGTAATCGATTTATTGACGGGTGGCATCTGCACGCCATCAGCGAACATTTGGAGGCGGCAACCCGCGGAGAGATTCGCAATCTGATTATCAACATCCCGCCACGGCACATGAAGAGTCTAATCTGTTGCGTCTTTTGGTTTACCTGGGTCTGGGCGTCAAAGCCGGAGACGCGTTGGTTATTCAGTAGCTATGGCGAAAACTTGTCAATTCGTGATTCGTTAAAATGCCGGCGCATCATTAGCCATCCGTGGTATCAGCGAAACTTTGGTGATGTGTTCAAGTTGACCGGCGATCAGAACCAGAAGACACGGTTTGAGAATGACAAGACGGGCTACAGGTTAGCCACGGGGGTTGGCGGTTTGGCGACAGGCGACGGCGGTGATTTCGTGATTTGCGACGATCCGAGCAAAGCGGCTGACATCCACAGTCTAGCGTCCAGGGAATCGGTAACAGACTGGTGGGACAATACTATGTCAACTCGCGGTAACAACCCTGACAAGGTGGTCAAGGTTGTCATCATGCAGCGCCTACACCAAGAAGACTTGACCGGACATTTACTAGACCGGATGAAGACTGGCGGGCAACATTACGAGCTTTTAAGCTTACCAGCGCGATACGAGGCAACCGACCGCGTAACGTCAATCGGCTGGCGTGATCCTCGCACCGTCCCCGGTGAATTACTTTGGCCTGAGCGGTTCACGCCAGCAGCACTGAATGATTTAGAAAGCAGCATGGATCGCTATGCCGTGGCTGGTCAATTGCAGCAACGACCGTCACCCGACGCTGGCGGCATCTTTAAGAAATGGCATTGGCGCTACTGGAAACCGAAAGGCGTCAAACTGCCACCGGTCAGGGTCGAGATCGTAGACGAGGAAACCAAAGCTGTCACGCTCACTGAAGTTGAGGCGGTAGACTTGCCCGACAGTTTTGACGAAGTGATCCAGAGTTGGGACATGGCCTTCAAGGACACGTCAACAAGCGACTTTGTTGCGGGCCAGGTGTGGGGCAAGGTTGGGGTGAGTAAATACCTGCTGGACTATTTCAATGAGCGCGCCGACATCAACGCCACCATCCGAGCCGTCACTGATCTTACTACCAAGTGGCCCAAATCTTACGCAAAGCTGGTGGAAGATAAAGCCAACGGGCCAGCAGTGATCCAACTGTTGCGCGGCAAGATTGACGGGCTGATTGCCGTCAATCCCGAAGGCGGAAAAATTGCCAGAGCGCACGCCGCTTCACCGTCCGTTGAGTCACGCAATGTTTATTTGCCGCATCCGGCGCTGTACGGCTGGGTGGACAAGTTCAAAGAGAATTGCGCCATTTTTCCTAACGGCGCTCACGATGACGATGTGGACGCGTTCACACAGGCAATGATTCGATGGCAAGTAGGCACATCCGCCGGCACATGGGGGACGAGAAAGAACAAATGAGCAAACGCAATAACCGACACAATCACCGCCAACCGACAGCGCCGCTAACCAACAACGTGCGCAGTATCCGCGCACAGCGCTCCATGCTTGACAACAGCATGGCCGCCGGTTATCTTGGCAAACAATTTGAAGGGGATCGGGATTACTACGAAAAGCTGGGCTATCCCAAAGATTTGCTCTTTGAGCACTTCCTTGCCAAGTACATGCGCGAGGACATCGCTGCCCGCATTATCGACTTCCCAGCGGAGGAAACTTGGGGCGATGGCGTCACCGTCATTGATGGCGCCGAAGATGAAGCGGTTGATGATTCGCCATTTTCGGTAGAGTTTGCGGCGCTATCAGAACGTCTACGCCTGGCGCATTACTGCGAACGGGTTGACAAGATTACCGGCGTTGGGCGCTACGGCGCTTTGCTTATCGGCGTGGCAGGCGATGCGCCATTGTCGGCCCCAGTGGAACGGTTGAATAGCGCCGCTGATGTGCTATATCTGCGGCCATTCGCTGAGATCAACGCCGATATTCACTCATTCGTCAACGACGCCACCGACGCCCGTTACGGGTTGCCGGCGCTTTACAATGTCACCATGATGGCCGGGACGACGGGGTCTGGCACAACCACCATGCAGGTGCATTGGAGCCGCATTATCCACGTTGCCGAAAACCTGCTTGACAATGAGGTGTATGGCATTCCCCGCTTGCAGCGTGTCTACAACCGCCTTGACGACATTATGAAAAGTGTCGGCGGTAGCGCCGAGGCAACGTGGAAGCTCATGCGAAAAGGTGGCATTTTCAGGCTTGCGCCCGACGCACGCCTATCACCAGAGGAAGAAATGGCGTTCGAGGAGCAGATCGATGAAATGGATCACGGTCTGCGGCGCTACCTGCAATTGCGCGGCATCGACTACCAGGATCTGGGCAGCGAGGTTGTAGACCCAACCGGCAACGTGGATCTGATTCTCTCGCTGATTAGCGGTGCAACCGGCATCCCCAAGCGCATTCTGATTGGCAGCGAACGGGGTGAACTCGCCAGTAGCCAAGACGAACGCAACTGGGCCAAGCGGGTTGCCAAGCGGCAACGCAATTGGGCTGATCCAACTGTCTTGCGCCCACTGGTTGATCGGCTCATTCGTTGGGGCGCCTTGCCCGCGCCATCCACTGGACGCTATCACGCCAAATGGTGGCCGCTGGCCGAAACCACGGCACTTGAGCAAATGCAGCTTGCGCAAGGCTATTCACAGGTCATCGAACGCATGGCGCAACCGGGGATTGAGCAAGTAGTTGACGTGTCAAGGTTCGTCAAATTCTACGTGCCGGATTTGCCAAGCGATGCCATCATTGATGAGGTGGAATTGCTGGACGAGGAACTTGGCAAAACCGACGACGATGATACCGAAAGCGTGACCGCCAACATGCTATGGAGTGTTGCCCATGCCCACCGCTAACGAGCCACGGAGCGTTGACCCGACCCGCACGTCGGTGTTGCGCAAGCGCTACCGCCAGCACTACCGGCGCATGTGGCAGCGCGTCAATGCTGCCATCAATGAGTATATCGACACTGTGGATTTCAGCCGTCCACTGGCACAACGCACGGTGGAATTTAACCGTTTTGTTGACGCCTTGCTACAGCGGGAGTTTGGCCGAACGGAGAGCGACCGAGAGCGCGGTGTCCGTGCAATGGCAACAGTGGCGTACATGCGGGGCGTAGCTCAGGCTAACACCGAAGTGGAAGAAGCCATGCCGACGCCACAGCAGGCGGTGATGCGGGCGGATCACAATGATGCTATTGCGGCGCTTATCCTGCTCCTGTCCACACAGTTGATGACGGTGCGGATGGGGTTGACGGGGCAACTGCTCGACCGCTACCAACGCGCCAACAGCGCCGCCGAGGCTAAGGCTGCCATCCGTGACCGCATCCAGAAAGCAGGCCGCACGCCAACGGATGGTATCGCCGCCGACGGTGTTGTCCGCGGCTACAATGAAGCGCTGCTGAACGTGTACGAGAATGCCGGCGATCAATTCGTTGGTGTGATTGATGAGAAGACTTTTTGGCAGACCGCAGAGGATAACGGTGTATGTGCCCATTGCCACCGGATGTCGCAGGAGCGAGACAACGGCTATGGCCCCGGCATTTACACGCTCGCGCAGGCGCGCGGCCTGATCCCCGCTCACCCGCGTTGCCGTTGCCGCTGGCGTCGCTTGCCGACGAACACAGAACGCAGTCAGGGCCGCACGGTGTCTGCCACATCGTCAAGGTACGGACAATGGGACGTTCCGCAAGAGATTGGCCCAGATCCGCATTTGCGCCGGTATACTGGTGGCGGACGGAAGTCAGTTGGGAGCGCATAGATAGGCGGGAAGATGCAAAACAAGCAAAATAGTGCGGCTAGCCGGCGCAAGCTTACATTCCGCATTGAATATTGTGATTGTTGGTACAAGACCAAGAGGTGTATGGATATGTCGAAATTGACGCAGAGAGAAAAAGAGGTTGTCAATCTGCTGGCGCAAGGCAAGCCGCAACGCCAGATTGCCGATCAACTCGTCATCAGCCGATACACCGTTTATAACCACATCAAGAACATCAAAGCCAAAACGGGCGTAACTTCCACTTTTGAATTGGCGGTCAACACGCACCGTCAGCCATCTGGCTAAAAATAGCCACTTTTAGGCATATACAGCACAAAAAGACTCGCTACAATAATCGTAGCGAGTCTTTTTGTTTTTGGGATTAAATACATGCCGAGCTATACCTACAACGGGGTGACAGTCACAGCGACGGGGCGAAGAACCTCAACCCGTGACGACAAAAAGTATATGCGGACTGTCACGAAGGATGGCAAAGATTACCTCGTCCACTACGGCGATCCTGACATGGAAATGAAGCGAGACGATCCCGACCGACGCAAGGCATTTTTGGAGCGCCATAGCTGTAGCACGAAGAAAGACCCGTTAGCGCCTGGTTTCTGGGCGTGTCTCGATTGGCAGCGAACCGATGAGGGTGCAACCGTGAACGAACAAGACAACGAAGCACAACCCGCCGTCAACGCCACCCTATTTACCGTGCCAGAGGGTGCGCAGTTCAACGGCGCAATGGTGGCGCTTTTCCCGTCCACCGAATTGGCGCAACAAATTGCGGCCATGCCTGGTGTACAGAT